ATGGGCTTAATGACAAGACAAATGCAGGAATCTAAGCGTTAGGATCGTCTGGATATTGTGTCATGTTAGGAGTTACAACACCATCTTTTTCTGTTGAGCTATAAAGAGTAACTAATGCTGCGGTATCTTTACAGTTATCAATCTCTGTTTCTCTAGTTAAACAAGCAGTTCTAACGGCAGTTCTATAAGTTTTGATTGTTGTAGGTATTGCTTTTGATGCTTCATATTTTCTAATAACATACCAATCATACTTAGCTAACAAAGAACCAGCAATAACTTTTTCCTGTGCTTTTAATACTGACTTAACACCCAATATAACCATCTGACTGCCATCTTCATTTTTTAATAAATTACCATTTTCATCTTTCGCATTTACATCATCTAATGCTTTTGCAGTTCCATCACCCCAATAAAAACGTGAGTCATATACAGGACTGTCAGCAACCTCAGTAATACCAAGATCTTTCTTTTCCTGTGCTGATGATAGTCTTAACCAGTTAGCAGGGTAATTTATGTCCCCTACTGTAAAGGGAACATCAACTGCTAATGGGTTTCCGTTTAATAAAAAAGCCATATCTATATACTACCTTGCCCTTGCATTTTTGAAAGGAGCTTCCGCAAATGCAAAATAAATGTAATCTCCAGCACCATTCATGTCACCATCACTACCTCTAAATTTAAAACCATTTGATAAGAAATCAACATTTCTACTGCTTGAAGTTTGTTCTGCTGTGCTATTATTTGGCTCTAAAAAATCATCAATTACATTAAATGTACTTCTTTTATTATCATAAATTATCCAATCTCTTGTGGTTTCATATCTTTTAATCATTACCCAAGCTGGTCTAAAACCTGTAAAGACAAACGTGCCATCAGCATTATTGTTGCCATCATAACTACCAAACTTGCTATACCCTGCTACTTCGCTGAAACAGTAAGCTATATATGTATCCCCACTACCATTAGTAGCTGTTTTTTGAGCTAGGTAAAACACACTTGATGTTGGATCTGTGTCTTGCCATCTATCATTATCAGCCCTCGCACTAGTTTCATTCAATTTTAATTGATAAGTTGCACCAATTTCTTTATGGTAAGCATACCAATCAGACGTTGAATTTGCTTCTTTAACAATATAAGTTTGTGGTGCTACTCCTAAACCATGTCCAATAGTTGCTGTACTACCATTACCTGCATATTTAACAATAGAAAATCCTGCTGTTGCATTTACTTTGACAGTTGATTGTGTTGACCCATCAAAATTACTTGAACCAAGAGTTGAGTTTGTATTGATTGCACCACCCATACCGCTATGTATTGTGCAGTAGTAATAAAGAGTAGGAGCAGAAGCAGCAACAGTAATTTGAACTTGGGTTGAGCTATTGACTACTACACCTGTTGTATATTCAGACCCACCGCCATGAGTGCCATCTGATGTTGTAGAGAACCTAAATGGATGGGCTGATGGGTAGTTAAATATGTAAGTGCCGCCTTCTGCAAGGTCAAGAGTTACGGCAGATGTTCCATAACCATCAAATCTATATTTATTACCAGAATCAGAAACAACTGTTACTGTATAAGTCTTGCCTTCTGTATCGCCAGCGTTCCAGTTCCATGCAACAAAAGTATCACTATTATTATTCCCTGATCCATTGCTTCCTAAAGTAAAACCATCAGAATTAAAACTTGTTAATTTATTTGTTGAAGAAGTATCTTCTGCTCCATTGGTATTAGAATTTAAACTTTTATTTGTACCTCTAACAATATCGAATAATAAATGGTTAGTTGTTCCATTTCTTTTCTTTAGCCAAACCCAATCAGGTTGAAACTCTAAACCTGTGATTGATTGAGTTCCACCATTACCTGTGTAAAGCAAAGTATTAAAATGTTTGTCAGGTAGCTTTATTGTTGGGTCGGGTAAGTTTGCTGAATTAAGTGCTTTAAATCCTGTTGGTGGTGTATAGCTAAATGCACGTTGTCCAAAATTATGAACAGCACTTTTAGAATTATTACTCGTACCATTGTTATATGCAGGAAAAACACCAGCACTTAAATCAGGAATTGTTCCAGAACCGA